GAGATAGTAGCAAGTGTAGCAGCACCAAGTTTAGTAGTAGCAGCTGCACTCACGGCATAGCCGCCTGAGTTATCTAAGATAACGTAGCCTGACTGTCCAGCAGTATGGTTAGTAAACGTAAATATAAATATCCCTGTAGGAGTACATTTAAAGTTATTAGTAACAGATAAGTCAAATGAACCATCGTTATCTGTGGTAATTGTACCACTTTGGGGGGCTGAGTATGTAGTAGAAATGCCACTACCTGCCATTGTAAATGACGCATCAGGTATGGTGATAGTTCTTTCAGCAGTAGGTGAAGCTGTAAATGTAGATGCGAAGTTTGTACTTCCGCCATTAATTTTAATAGACATAATTTATCCTAAATAATAACCCAGTTAGAACCCAAAGGCACGGTAACCGTAACTCCTACAGCAACAGTAATGTCACCAGCAGACATAGCGTTTGCACCTTCTGATATTGCGTAATCAGCATCAATAACTGCTTTGTTTTCTGTTAAGCCTGAAGTCATTGAGCTACGTTTTGCTGGGTATGTTACAAATACTTGTTTGTTGCCTTCTGCTAAATCTACTAATTCACCAGAGTTAGAAGAATCTAATACTGTGTCACGAGATAGTGATGTTGTTGAGTTAGTGTAAGTTCCGATACCAACTTCCCAATCAGCTCCACTTACAATTGTGTAGTAAGTAGAATTGCTATCACCAACGCCCGCATTAAATGATTGAAACCCTGAAACAGCTCCAGTTAGCGTAAGCGCACCAGTTCCTGTTGTAGCCGAGCCTTCCTGTACTCTATCTGCTAAAACTAAAGCCATAATTTATCCTTAAGATAATTGTACTGTTAGGTTTGTTGATGCAATCTTGAAGATGTCCCCAGTTTCAATAGTCTTTGCAGCATCTAAAACTGTGTGATATAGAAGGTTACCACCTGTGCTTGCATCTAAGATGCCAATCCATCCAACCGTTCCCCAGTTAGCCGTAGCTTGTGGGAATGTAATGTCAGCATCAGAAGCTGATAAGCCATCTGCTGGTGCAGCAAATGTTGCAACAACGCGAGCATATGAACCACCTGACACTTCTGTGCCTGTGTTTGCATCTGTTGGGTCGCTTGTGTATAAGCCAACATAAACTGATGCTGGTGCTGGGTAAGTAGTACCACGAAGAGTACCGTTAATTAGAGCGTTCTCTAAGTAGTCTGAAATTTCTGCCATGATTAATCCTATCTTTTAGCTATTGATATTGAAATTGGCGAGCCTGACCATTCCGCTTGGTCGTCACTAACCGTTAATGATGATAAACCTCTATCGTACATACTTGCCCATGTATCAAGCCTTGCATCATTCATTAGATAAGGCTCTGCCTCACCTAGTGCGCCATACAGAAGTAAGTCTGGGCAAACAGCCAAGAATACATTTGACGCATTTGAGTCTGTTAAATATGGTGGAGCTGAGTAGTACATCATTTGTAATGTGTAGTCGCTATCTGGTATAGGAGCAAATTGAAACTCTTGAGCCAAAATAGTGTACTGCATAGGAACGCCAGTAACAGTTGATGCTGTGTTACGGTAAAAGTTACTTGGTGATTGATACTCTATTGACTGCACAGGATTAGTCGCAACGTGCAAGTCACGCATCTGCAAGAAGTCTGATGGTAGCTCTACTGTACTATCGCTTGCAGCCATTGTTGTTGTAACAACCTTCAACATTTGACGGATACGCAAATCTCTACGCAATCTTGTTTCAGCAAGTTGAATAAAGTTAGGTATCTGAGCAGTTAAGTCAGTACGCGCTAGATAACTAGCAACTGTACTCTGCAAGTCTGAATAGTTTAGTATGCTCATACCTGTCCTTGTCTTGTCCTAAACACCTGATTATCAGGGTTGTTTAAAAATTCTTTAAAGCGCTTCATGTCAATTACATTAAAGCCGCGTGTAATTCCTTGTTTTTCTAGTTCTGCAAATACAACTAATGGTATTGATGCCACCTTGTTTTCAGCAGCCGTTATCTTGTTACCATTAAATCCAGTCTTGCTGGTTGACTGATTATACTGTCTTTTATTGTCTTCAATAATTGCAGTAATATCCTGCTTATGAGAAACAATTAACTTGTCATCTTCGTCAGTAAATGATGTTGATGATATTCCGTTGTTTATAGATTT